TCTGCCACTGAAGCTTCATCATCAAATCCTACAATCTTCATATTTAAAGTTGCAGATCCTGATGCGATAGTACCTGTAGCTAATTCTCCTAGAGAATAACCACTTGTATCAGTGCCTGTGATTGCTGTTGCAAAATTTGCATTAGCAAAAAGAGCGTTATCTGGTAACGCACCATCTGCATTAATTACAAATAATGAATCAGCATTATCACACACATAAGCAATAGCTTCAGTTGACGGCTTAATTGCCGCGTAACCTGGCCAGTATGGTGCCCAAGTTGGAGTGCCATCAGTTGCAATATATTTACAACCCATGAAAACACCTAACAAAGGAACTGTACCGCCATTAGCATTTCCTGGTAAATCTATTAACCCGCTAGCTAGTGGTATTACTGGTGTACCTGTATAAATTTTACTTGTTGAACCAGTAGTTAAGCCATCGAAGTTAAGAGGATACGCATTTACGCCTTGATTATTATAGTTTGCACCTGATTTTTCGTAAGGACGTAAACCAAATGCTGCATCTATATTAGCCATAATATGTCTCCTTTAGACTATTGAGCGGTAACATAGATCTTGCCCATCAAGATTTTTTATTACCACCAAAGGTAACCCGAGATTGCCTCTCTTTCGAAATAGGCATGGAAGGGTGCTCTTCCTTCATAAGATCGTTGTCAACGGATTGCTGTTGATCGTTAGTTAAATTCTGGAAATATTCATCCCTGTCCTCTTTAACTTCAATCGGGCAACGCATTAACATTAATCCACCAACTGCTATAACGCCTTTGAACTTACCATCAGTTAATACTGGTAGGTCTAGTCTATCAGGATATTCATCTGCTCTCACAGGTTCATAACCTGATCTGATCCTAGAGGTGACATTCTTATCGTCTGCCAGTCCTCTGATTTCAAACCTTACCCACCTATGGTGATAACCTTCAGGCGGTTCAGGGGCTTCTAAATTAGAAGGTGGAACCCAACCTCTTTTACGAGCTTTTACTTCACGGGTTTCGTTTTTGCGTGAAGATTTTTTTATCGAATCATTCATTTTACGCCTCCTTCACGTGTTTTGCGTACTCTTCGAGTGGCACACCTAGCTTCTTTGCTATTGCAACCTGTGAGGGTGTGAGTCTCACTACTTTGCGTCCGGTTTTAGTCGATCGATTTGCAGAAGCAACAGCCTGGACGGGTTTGCTATTACTACTATTTTCCTCTACTTTACTATCTTTAAAGCGATTGGGAAACTCTTTTTTAATTCTTTTGTCTATTTCTTCATAGTATTCATCAGACGTAGGATCAAAACCTTCTTGATCAGTTAATTGTTGATGTAAACCATAAGCAGCATAGGTCATTACTTGATCTTCTCCAAACCATGGATTATCCTCTGCCCATTTAACGGCTTTAGGATCTGGTTTAGGAGGAGCTTTGGCAACAGGTGGAACAGGGGATTCTTTGCTAACCTCTTCCTTCCTACTATCAAGTTTTATTTTTTCTCTTTTAATTCTGTCTTCTTCTTGAGTCAACCCAGCTATCTGTCGTTGATAAGTTACTTGAGCATCTACATCTCCATTAGTGATAGCATTTTTTAAATTATTTTTTGCTGATTCAAGTTGAGAATTAACTCTAGCAGTTATGTCATCTACATAAGCTACATTAGTATTTTCAAATCTAGTGTTTAATTTTTTATTTTCTTCATGAACTTTTTTTGCATATTCTATTGCAGCCTGTTCTTTACGTTCTGCTTCACGCATTTTGCGTGTAAGTTTATCAATACGTTTTTTAACAGTAGCACTATACTCTTCTAGTTCATCTTTATTTTCTTTTGGTTCTTCAGGTTTTTCTTCCTGAACTTCAATTTGTGTTTCTTCTTTTGGAACTTCCCTAATATTACTTTCCTCGACAGCTACTTCTTCTTTGCCATCTTCTTCTTTCAATGTAACCTCAACGTCGTTTCCAGAAGTATCTAATGGTATTAATTTTTCTTCAGCCATAATTTTCTCCTAAAATAAACTCGCTGGCAATATATCTTTTGGGTGATCAATGACTGCCAGTATTTCGTCATCATTCACTATTCGAAGTTCACCACCATCAATACGAATTCTTGATCCTGCATATTTAGTAATGAGTACCCAATCTTCTTCTTTGCACCACGCACCATTAGGAAATCTATCCTTGTCTTTGTAACAGTCGGGTCCTACTTTTAAAACTTTACAAACATTTGTAGATACCTGAGCTTCTGCTACAGTCTCATCTGTTAAATGTAATCCAGCTTTAGTTTTTTTCTGTAGAAGTAAAGGAAATAAAACAATTCTAAATCCAGTAGGCTCTGGAACTTTTTCTACTTCTTTTTTGGTACGATAAGGTTTTTCGTTAATATCTATGATACTAGCGGGTTTTGGTTTTAGTAAAGTCGTCTTCGTCATAATGCTCCTGTTTTTTTAGCAGGTCCGTGAGTTCCTGTACTATTTCGTTATAAGCGTGTAATTTCCCAAGAAGATACTTATATTCTTCAAAATCTTTTACACCCTTGCTTATAACGTCATTAACTTGCTCTTGTCTAGTTTTTATTATTTTTTTCGTATAGTCAATTATTTTTATAATATCCACTAACCTATTCCTTTCATAAGATTTGCCATGCCGTTGGCCCTGTTAGGTGTCTGTTTTGCCCAACGTGAGTCGAGCATTTCGAAACTCGCCCCCACATAATTGAGTTCTGATAATGCTTTCCACATGTTGCGAAATTTAGATACACCTGTCTTGCCTAATTGAAAAATCATTTCTACTATAATTTCTTTAGCCAAATCATCTATGTCAGAACACCCATGCTCTTCCATAAGTTCTTTAGATCCTTTAATTGCATTTTGTAAATCTGCTTCAAGAATATCCATGAGAAACTTCTCTTCGTATTCTTTATCATCTTCCCAAAAATCTTCTACACACAGGTGGCCTACGCCCACTGTTCTTTTGTTTAGGGTATCGAGGTATACCTTGTTACGATATCCTTCATGATCCTTAACGGATTGCAATAGTCTTTCCATGTTCATACATACACCTTTGTTACTGGTCTTTTATTTGCCAACATTCTACCAAACCCTCGTGGTTTGACTTTGACAAAACCGCCTTTCCTTTTTTTAATAATCTTATTACCATGCTCTTTTGCAAATTGTTTTGCTACTTCAGGTTCATTTGCATACAAATATGCTCTTTGCTTTGCAGATCTAAATGGCATTATCTAAAACGCCTTGTCTTCTTTGCTATGCTCTTAGGTTGTTTGGAAAATTGTTTTCCTTTTTTCTTAGCTTTTCTTTTAGCTTTTGTAGTGGCAGCATACTCCTTTGAAGATAAGCTTTTTATTGCTGCACTTGGCAAATAACGCTCGCCAGTAACACTTGATTTTTTTCCAGACTTTGTTCTCCATTTTTGTTTACCCCAATCCTTTAAACTTTTTTGTGACTTCGCTAAAGCCATTATGATTTATAACCACCACCAGCTTTTTTATAAGCCTTTGCCATTGCCTGGGCTTTTCTCGCTGACCATTGTCCCGCGGCGGTCCCATGTGAAGCTTGTGATTTTATACGATTAAATATTTTTTTACGTAGTCCGGGTTTGGTATAATTTCCAGCTTTATTTACAGTAGATTTAGTTTTTTTCTTTTTTACAGATCCACCTTTTTTAGCTTTGATAACTCCTCTTCCAATTAAAACATCTTTACGAGTTACTTTACCATCACCACTTAAATCTGTTAGTTTTCTTTTAGCCATTATTTCCCCCTTCTATTTAAAACTTTTTGTAAAGTCTTAGCTTGTTTAGCATGGGTATTAGATGCTTTTTTTAAACCTTTGATTACCTTCTTAACTGACTTCATTTTATTTTTTTTCATCTACTTCCCCCTCTTAAATAAATTCATGGCTGCTGGTCCCGCCTTCACGCCGAAAGAAACTGAGCAGGCTAAATATAACAAATGTTTATAATAGTCCGGAAGTGAGTGCAGTGCCTCAAACCCAGCTTTAATGTGTGGTGTCCATCCAGGCACGAAAACTGCAATCGCTGGAGCCAAAAGACAAATTAAAATTAGCTCATCTTTCCACGAGCCTTTCATTTGATCAACTGCTGATGCTTCCCACTTAATTTTTCCGGCAGCTAAATCTTCTTGTTTCTTTTTTTCTGCTTTAATTTGTGCGATCTTAACTTCGCCTTTTAATTTCTTAGTCTCTACGAAACCCCTCACGGCGTCTGTGGCCACACCTAGTAAGGGCTTCGCTAATAATTGCCACACCATAAAATTATATTGCTCCGATTACAATAATCACGATCACTGCAACGATAGCCGCCTTGATCCAGTCCTTCATTTTCCAATCAGACCATTCTTTCAAATGATCCCATAGATCTTTTAGTAGATTCATAAAAACCTCCTTTAAAAAAAAGTAGCTTATCTTAATTTACGATTAAAATAAACCTTTGAACGGTACTTTTTTAATTTGTACTTTACTGCGTTGACCCTTTGGTCCAGCGCCTAAATTTTGTTTTACTTTTGGTCCTTCCATTGTTGCACTGTACACATCTGCAATTTGTGTTTTGTTAACATTAGGCCCTGCATAAGGATTCATGTCATTAGAAACAGTCATTTTTGCATTAGGGTACAATGATCCATTGATGAACTTTGGTTTAGGGTTATCTAATGCCATAATATCTCCTTTAATGATAAGTTATTTTTTCAGCTTCTATTATAAAACTTTTATTAGCAAAATCAAACAAGTTTTCAGCCTCTGTAACACCTACTTCTTCTACTAATATTAGTTTTGACACGTTGATTAACGCTGTTGCAAACTCAATAGGGTCTATTTTTTCTTCATCAATATTTTTTCTAGCTGTTTGATAAAGACTTTTGTACCATTTATCGTAATTAGTCACGTTTTGCCCTTCCTCTTTCCTTTTCAAGGGCTACTCTAGCACGTAATTCTGCAATATCTTCTATAGAATCTATCTTTTGTGTTTGTAAATCTTCTTTTTGTGCAAATTTCATCTTATCGAGAGCTATTCTTTCCTTACCTTCGTTTACTTTTCGCTGTAAATCCTGCTCTTCTATGTTTAATTCCTTCTCACGTAGTGCAACTAGCTGATCTGTACCTTGTGCTTCAAGTAAATCCTGCTCTTCTGCTACCATATCGTTAGTTAATTCAGCAATTCGAGTAGCAATTTGTGATTCTATCTGCTGTTGTACCTGTTGTACCTGTTGTTGCATCTGTGGATTCTGCGCCATCATAGGATTTTGCATCTGCATTTGGAATTGTTGTAGTTGTGGCCCCATTTGTGCCATAACTTCTTGTCTTGCTAGTAGTGCAGTGTGCTCAGAAATATGTCCTTGCAGTAATGCTAACACTTGTAGGTTAGATTTTACCAAAGAACTCGACATAAACGCTCTGTGTGCATCTATGTGTGCTTGTTGATTTTGAACTTCAAAAGCACGTAGTGGTTTTAGTCCTAAAGCCATCGCATTCTCTATACCAGGATCAATTGGTTTTGGTTCCGGCGGTGGAGGTAACAAGGCTTCAATGTTCTGTACATTTAAAGCTTGATACATTCGACGATATGCTTCTTGTAAATTATGTATTTCTGGTGCAGCTTGTGCCAATTGTAATTGTAGTTGAGCCATTGCCACTCTTTGTGACATAGAAAACATATTTGGATCTGAAACAGGAATGATATCAACACGATCATCAAAATCTGTTTGCTTAATCATTTGATTACCACCAACAACCATGTATGGATATTCAGGTGGTAAGAAAGTTCCAAATACTTTTGCTAATAATTTGAACTCATGTTTTTGTGCGTAGTGTAAACGTTTGTGGATAGCGCTCATTACTTTTGCACCTTGTTCCATCATTGCTAAAGTTGTACCAACTGGAGCATTTGTATTTGTTTCAGAAATTTTTATATCAGCTACTGCTGCAAACTTTTGTCCAGCGTCAACACAAAAACCTAAAAGATTAAATAATGTTGGATCAGGTCCCTTATATGGTAGTGGCATCAAACCAGAACGTAAGTCCCCGCTTGGTGCGTCTATGTCCCTGAACTCTCCTGGTTGTAATGGACTGTCGTCATCAGAGATTCGTATACCCTTGGCTTTGAATCCTGCTGGTAAGTTGGAAAGTGTTCCCGCATCAATAAGTTGACGGAGCGTAAAGGTAGCCGTTCTTGATAAACCCCCGAGCATATGGATGAGACCAAAACCGTAAAAGCCAAGACCTGGAAGAAATTTATAGTGAACGAAGTATTCGATTTTTTTTCTAAGGGGATCTGTCTCTTGATAGTTTCTGTATATAGATAATATTTTATTAGAGCCTTCATCAATCGTTACAATGTACGGCACTTTAATACCAGTAGGCTCTCCTGTTGTAACGTCGATATCTTCGAAACCTTCTATGTCTAAATCGCAATGCACTTCATACAAAGTGTATACCTCTTCGTCATACCCAGTTTTTTCTACACCTTCTAGTTGATTGTATTTTTTCTGTATACTTGTTTCTTCATTACTTGTTTGTACATCAACGTCTCTATAAAATCCTGCTACCTGTTGTTTGAGTAAATCATTTTGTGACATCTTTACGATGTGTGTAACACGTTCCGCTGATTGTAAATCTGTTGCTAAGTAGTTAACAATTAAATCTTCACTAGGAATAAATTTTGAAACTGCAGATTGTTTTGTTGCATCGTAGTAAACTTTTTTAAATGCTGAACCTGCTAGTGGTAAATGAAAAAGTAATTGATCCATGTCTGGTGTGTACTCTTGCATCTTATCGGTAATTTGATAGTTCATGAAATCTTGAACTCTATCTGCTTGCGCTATAACTTCTGGACTCTCTGCCCCAATAATACTTGTTTTAACAGGACCGCTCGGTGGTAATAATTCTTTAAATGCAGATGCTTGAAACTGTGTAACTGATTCTGCTAATAGTGGATGGGTAACACTGCTCGCTCCTTGAAATGGCTCGGAACGTTCTTGATGTTTAAATCCTAATAAATCTAATCCCTTGGTATATGAAAACTCCCACTCGTGCCGTGATTCACGGTCCGACTTTACTTCTCCAACAATATCACTTGCGATATTGCCAAGTATATTATCATCTAAAAATTCTGCTAAGTTGTCTGCGAATCCCGCTTCAAGTGGCCTGGATGACGGATCAAAGTCTATAACTGCGCCGCCTTCTTCTGTTTCCTCAACCTCTATCTCTTCATCACCATTTATTCCTTGAACAATATCACTGGCTTCAACGTCCACCGTTTCTTCAACTTCTAAATCAGGATTTGCAACTCCTGTAATTCTTTTATCTACAGCCATTATCTTCTTGCCTTACCATAACCACGTTTGGCTGCACCGCCTGAACGCATTCTCATTGGTTTCATTTTTATAACGGAACCTTCTGCTGAACCTTTTGCAAAGCCACCTTCGTTATATCCTTTTACGTAATTAGGATTAATTGTAAATAATTCTTGTTGTATAATTTCTATTTGATCATCATCACCATTTGCAATTGCATCTTCAAGAAGATCTCTTAATTGTTTTACTCTACTGTCGACCATAGGTCCTCCTATACTTCATTATAATAATTTCGTTGTGCACCAAGTTGCAATGGTGGATCTTCGTAATCTTCTGGATGAACAACAAAATTACCTTGACGGAACCTTAACATAGCTTGGGTCATACTGTCTACTAAATCATCGTGTTCACCATATGGAAAAGCCGCACACTCTTCCACCATCTCCTCTGTCCATCTTTCATCTGGTCGCCATACCATGCCGGCTTCAAATAAAGGTGCAACAGAATTGACACGTACATGTTTATCATTTCCTTTGCTCGGTGTAAAGTTAACAACTGGAATACCCATGGTCCGTAATTCGTGAGTCAGTGGTAGTCCTGATGCTTTCGCTTCCACAATTATGGTTTCCGGTTCCCAGTATTTATATTCTTCCATGGCAACTTTTTTTAATTCAGGAAAATCCCATCTACCTTTTTTACAATCAATTAAAATTGCATGAGGCTTACCATTCTCTTCTGGAAAGAAAATACCCCAGGTACTAATTG